ACCTCATCAATCTCACTCGCGGCATCGTTGAGCGCGTGTTCCACGTGGTCAAGGATGGGAACCTTAGCACGGTTCCTCAGCCCATTGAGGGTGTTTTCGAGAGATTGGCGTCCATACGCCAGCGTCTCGTGGCTCGGGCGACCCCGACCCCCGTCGTGGCCAGGGAGGAATACCCCCAGCTATACTTCGGGCGCAAGCGCCGGATCTACGAACGTGCTTATGACAGCCTGTGCAGCCGGGCGCTACGTCTAAGCGATTCTTTCGTCAGCACCTTTTTGAAAGCTGAGAAGATCAACTTTTCCGCAAAAGCTGATCCTGCTCCGCGAGTGATACAGCCACGCACGCCTAGGTACAACCTTGAGGTTGGACGCTACCTCAAGAGGTTTGAGAAGGTGTTGCTTGGAGCTTTTGAGCGCGTGTTTGGATATGCGGTGGTGTTGAAGGGGATGAATGCTGGCCAGGTGGCAGCTGCACTGCGCAACAATTGGGATCAGTTCAAGGAACCTGTGGCTTTCGGCTTGGACGCTAGTCGTTTCGACCAGCATGTCTCAGTAGAGGCGTTGCGGTGGGAACACTCAGTGTACAACAGATGCTTTCAGTCACCCGAACTGGCCCGCCTGCTTCGCATGCAGCTGACCAACCGTGGCTATGCAAGGGTGGAGGACGTGTGTGTGAAGTACGAGGTCTCCGGGAAACGCATGAGTGGTGACATCAACACCGGTTTGGGTAACTGTCTGATCATGAGCAGCATCGTCATCTCCTATTGCGAGCAGCATGGCATCCAGGCCAGGCTAGCAAACAACGGGGATGATTGTGTTGTCTTTTGTGACCGCAGTGACCTGGCCCGATTCGACGGCATCGACTCCTGGTTTCTTGACTTTGGTTTTACCTTGACCCGGGAAGAGCCAGTTTCTGTCTTTGAGCAGATTGAGTTCTGCCAGGCCCAACCCGTGCTTACGAGCACTGGCTGGCGCATGGTGCGCAACCCATTTTCTGCCATGGCCAAAGACTGTGTGTCACTTCAGGGATGGGCGAACCCATTGGAAATCCGCTATTGGGCCCACACCATCGGCACATGCGGACTGGAGCTCACTCGTGGTGTACCAGTATGGCAGTCATGGTACACCCAGCTACACAGCATCGGCTGTGAGGCTCCCGCGGGGTATGTCGAGCAGCAGATGG